ACTCAGGCAGGCCTAAGCGAGAATGGCGCCCACATGCTCAGAAGAATACAGGAGTAATCATGTCGAAGAAATCGAAAAGCAAGGCCCATTGGTCTAAAGCCCTAGAATCAGGTTCAATACTAGAGTCTGATGTCAAATCTTTAACAAAAGAAGACTTAGTTTTAATAATGTCACTCTTGGCATTGTCAAACGATGGAGTTGTAAGCAGAAACGTCTGGGAGAACCAAACTGGCATCCCCAGGTCCGCAGTAGACAGACTGTGCGGAACGTTTACTGCCCTAAAAGAGTTAGCCGGAATAGGGGTGACCAATGGGCAGAGAAAAAGGAATAACAGTCTAGCAAAGCATGTTGTCAGCGACAAGCTAAAACAACTTGGAGAAGATCGCCTAAACTGGGGNCAAGACTACACAAAACCTGGAAGCAAGTCACGATGGAAGACCGTGCTAATAGGTNCGGACATGCATGACGTGGAGTGCGATCCGTTCGTACTACGTGTATTCATCGACACTATCAGNAGGCTATCACCGGACAAGATTGTTCTAGGCGGAGACCTATTCGACATTCCTGAATTCGGCAAATACTTCTGTGACCCAAGAGACTGGGATGCATCTGGTAGAATTAAATTTGCACTTGATCATATCGTAAAGCCAATCAGGGAAGCTGCTGGCGACGATGTACAGATAGACTTAATAGAGGGCAACCACGAGGCTAGACTCCTAACCAACATGTGCGACAATGCACCAGCCCTAATGGACGTCCTCTCAAGGATTCACGGAATGGGCATGAGGGATATCTTCGGCCTAGACAAATATCAGATAAACTACATAGCAAAAAGCGACCTACACGGCTGGACAAAAGCCGATGAGAGAAAAGAAGTCTCAAAGAACTTCGAGACATACTACGACTCCTTCATGTTCTGTCACTTCCCCGAGCAACGTATGAAATCAGGAATGCCCGGAATGCATGGTCATCACCACAAGCATACAGCCTGGAGCCATTATAATCAGACATTTGGAAGCTACGAGTGGCACCAACTCGGAGGGTTCCATTATCGTGATGCATCCTATGCAGACGGAGAAATCTGGTCAAATGGCTTCATGATAGCCCACGTTGACACTCAGACAAAGAAAACAGTGTTTGAATATGTCGATATCAAGGACTTCTGCTGCGTTGGCGGTAAGTACTATACACGTGGAAGAGCCGAACACAACATAGCAGGATACAAACATAAGAAATGATTTGTTAAGTCCTGTCTTAATGTGCTATAATATCATGGATCACGTTGGACTGCGATGCCACTATTCGGTATCGTAGTCTTTTTATGAAATAAACAATCGGTGGAGCATAATGGAAACCAACTTCTCAGACGAATTCTCAAAAGAGATTTACGAACAAACCTACAAGATCAATCCAGACACATGCATAGGTGACACTCTTGACAGGGTGGCTGGGGCATTGGCAGACCTAGAGTCAGACAGAGATCTATGGTTCGACAAGTTCAGAAGTGTCCTCCACGGATTCAAATTTGTTCCAGGAGGTAGAGTAATATCAAACGCCGGAACAGGAATCGGAGGAACGAGCCTAATCAACTGCTTTACATCAGGCCCATCACCAGAGGATGGTCCAGTGGACAGCATGGAAGGCATCCTTTCCGAATTGAGAAGACAGGCGCTAACTCTAAAGTCAGAAGGTGGCTACGGATTTTGCTGTGACTTCATGAGGCCGAGGGGTGCATTCGTTGAAGGAATTGCGGCAGAGTCCCCAGGAACAGTCAGCATGCTTGACATGTGGGATACACAGTCCGCAGTCATAACAAAAGGCTCCGGACAGAAGTCAACTAACAAGAAGGCCAAAGGGAAGATCCGCAAGGGCGCACAGATGGTCACAATGTCATGCTGGCACCCAGCTATGGAAGAGTTCGTTACTGCAAAGAGAACTCCTGGCAAGCTTACCAAGTTCAATATGAGTGTATTGATCACGGACGACTTCATGAATGCCGTAAAGAACAACCTGCCATGGGATCTTGTATTCCCAGATCTCGACGAGGACAAGGTAACATATGACGCAGACTGGGATGGAAACATAAACAGGTGGATCGCCGAAGGCGGCAGTGTAAAAGTATACAAGTCCTACTCCAACGCAAACGAGCTGTGGGATCTCATTATGGACTCCACATATAAGTTTAACGACCCAGGCGTCCTGTTCGTAGATACCATCAACAAGATGGACAATCTTGACGAATACATCTCAACAACTAATCCATGTGTAGTTGAGGGAACACTTGTAAACACCCCAACAGGCATGATTCCAGTAGAACAGGTCTCTTTGGGCCAAATGATCTCCACCTTGCACCCCAATGGCTCTGAGCCAGTCAAGGAGATCGAGAAGCACGAGGATTGTGATGTATTCAAGGTCACATTCTCAGACGGAGGAGAGCAAACTGTAACAGCAGCCCACATTTACCATGTATTCCGCAAGGGTTCACAGTCTAAACTAGCTGAAAGAATCAGACTAGATCAGGTTCAGATCGGTGACTACGTACAGGTTAGCCCAGCTGAGCTTACAGGGAGCATCTGCGTAGATTCTCCAGAATACAGGAGAGCTGAGCTTGCTGGAGTTCTAGTCGGAGACGGCTGCTACAGCGAAAAAACCATGGCCCGTCACTCAAACGTAGCTGTCTCATTCGACTCAAGAGAAGATGAGTACTTTGCCAACGTTGGGTCACTGGTCGAAGAACTAGGCTACTCCCTAAATAAAGAAGATAAGACAAAGGGCGACAATGCGACCAGAATGAGAATCAAGGGAGGAAGAGATCTCGTACAGTCTCTAGATCTAGCCCCAGCCACCTCAGAGAACAAATCAGCACCATCTGAGGTATTCCAGTCAAAGACCTCCATTGCAGGATTCCTATCTGGACTCCTGGCATCCGATGGAAACGTAAATCTTACATCAAACCACCCACAGGTAAGATGGATGACAACAAGCAAAGAATTAGCCTCTCAGGTTAGGTCAATGTTAGGTATGTTGGGTATTCATGGCAGAATAACCTCACAAGCCCCTGCATGCTCCCAGATCGAAGGACGAGAAATTAAGGGTAATCATACCAAGTATACAGTAAACGTCTCTGGTATGGACCTCTTGGCCCTCTCAAGGGCTATTAGCGGACTGCACCCACAGAAGAGCGAAAAGCTCATGTACGCAGTGACAAGATTCAATATTTCAGGCGGAACCAGAAAAGCAGAGATCCTCAGCATTGAGCCAGCAGGTAAGGCAAAGGTGTACGATCTATTCTGTGAAGAGTCTGACACATGGATCACAGATGGATACGTGCAGCAGGGATGCGGAGAGCAACCCATGTCCCCCCACAGCATCTGTCTACTGGGATCACTAAACCTAACGCAGTTTATCAATAATGATAGGACAGACTTCGACTACGACGCAATCACTGAAGCCGTGCCCACCATCATCCGACTAATGGACAACGTTAATGACATCGCATACGTACCACTCCCAGAGCAGCGTGAGAGCCTCGCTGGCAAGAGAAGAGTTGGATTGGGGTACATGGGGTATGGGAGTGCCCTAATGCTCTTAGGAGTCAAGTACGGCAGCGAGAGAGCCCTTGAGATCACGGCTAAGCTATGCAGTCATGTTGCGAACCTAGCATACCAGTCGTCGGCCAAGTTAGCGAGAGAAAAGGGCCCCTTCCCTATGCAAGACCTAAGACGATATCTAAAAAGCGAGTTTCTAAAAGGCCTAAGCCCAGAGACCCTATCCATGATTAAAAAGTACGGAACTAGAAACAGTCACTTGCTGTCAGTTCAGCCAACAGGGAACACAGCCATCGTTGCAAATAATGTTTCTGGAGGTCTTGAGCCACTGTTTCTCCCCGAGTACATAAGGACGGTGATCGTAAATTCTCCCCCTAGAGGACTGAAGGTTCCATCTTCAATAGACTGGTCTAACAATATAGATAGTCTCGGAGAGTGGAATTGGACAAAAGAGGGTGACGAGAGTCTGCTTAGAAGAGAGATGAGAGGGGTTGTGTACAAGATTGACAGAAATAGAGGTCTGACAAAAGAGCAGTTAGTTTGCGACTACGCAGTCAGAATACTAAAGGAAGAGGATTCTTGGAACCCAGAGGCAGACTGGGCACAGACAACAACTCAGCTATCGGTTGACGACCATGTTTCCACCATGGCGATCTTTGCAAAATATTGTGATGCAGCCATCAGTAAAACAATCAACGTCTCAAACGATACCACATATGAAGACTTCAAAGAAATCTACATGAAGGCGTTCGATACTGGGTTTGTTAAAGGTTTCACAACATACAGGGCCGGAACGAGAACATCTGTTCTAGCAGCAGTTGGAGAGAACTCACAGGACGACTCCACAGAAGATCATATCGTTGTGACAAAGGCTCCAAAGAGACCAAAGAAGCTTCCGTGTGACATCTTCAGCATCGCTTCAAACAACAAGAAATGGACAATCATAGTGGGGCTATTAAATGGACAGCCTTACGAGATTTTCGCCCTTGAGTCAAAAGAACTCGGGCTAGACAAAGACACATCAAGCGGAGTGCTTTGGAAGACCTCAAAGAAGAAGTACAACCTTGAGCTAGATGGTGAGATAGTTAGAGACCTTCAGAAGTTCTTCAAGACAGATGAACAAGAATCAATAACTAGACTATTGTCAACATCATTAAGACACGGAACACCCCTGACCTATCTTGTTTCACAGATGAGAAAGTCAGGAGGAACCGTTGTAGCCTATAGTAAGGCGATTGCAAGAGTTCTTTCCAAATATGTAAAAGTTTCAGAAGAGGGCTCCAAAGAGAAGTGCCCAAGCTGTGGATCAGATAAATATTTCTTTGTTGAAGGCTGCAACAAGTGCAGCGACTGCGGATATGGAGCATGCTCATAATGCATATGAATCAAGAAGAGCTTTACTCACTCGGACTGCTTAGCGGATTTAGCAATTCGGCCAATGATGAAATAGATAGAATTGAAGTAAGGAGATCAGCCTATGCCGTCCTCAGGTTTGCATTAGAATCTCTTTCAGGTTTTGGGATCGCAGAAGACCTAATCAGCTCCATCAGCAGATCATCTCAGTATTCATGCATGGAGTGGGACTATGACGAGCTAGACGAATACCTTGGTTCAGTAGAGCTAGACCAGTGGAACTACGCCCATTTCTCAATGGGGTGCATTGACGCAGGATTCATCCTGTCAGGATGTTACTCATCAGAGAGGCCACATGTCCAACTTGAGACCACGTATCATTTCAAAACCCTAATTGCGGACTTTATAAAGGAAGACCTTGGAGCAGTGGGCTTGGACGGTGAATACTTTGGAGTTGACGCCCTAGACCTAATGGGCTTCATATACACCAATGACTGCGACCACGCATACGAAAAGTCAATCTCCGCACTAGACAGATGGAAAACCCAGATCGACGGAATAACAAACAATAATAAGCCAAAGTTCTTCTTCTCAAGGACAAGGCCAGACGCAGTAGAACCATTCAAGGCAAGGGTTTCAGACTCCGGATTCGACCTTACCCTGCTGGAGAAAACAAAGTCATTCGGAGACGTTGACCTTTACTCAACGGGTATCAAGGCTTACCCAGCTTACGGATGGTACTTCATGCTAGTGCCAAGGTCTTCAATCATTAAAAGCGGATACATGCTGGCTAACAACTGCGGNATTATTGACAGGTCTTACACAGGAGAGATCCTCGTTCCACTTGTTAAGGTTGACGAAANTGCCCCAGACATAGAGCTTCCATGTCGACTAGTCCAGCTTATACCTCAGCCAATTATTGACTTTGACTTCAGAGAGACAGAAGACGACCTAGACTCCTCCAGGGGAGAAAAGGGATTCGGAAGCTCTGGACGTTAGGTTAAAATAAATATATCTTAATTAAACATTAGTTTAAAGCTATCATACCTTATGGCGTTTCGTATATACCTGCCAAAAGGAGTTTGCTGATGATAGACTGGGAAAATACAAGACTGCCAAATGACATGTCCAAGGAGGAGATGCTTGAGGCGATTCTTGAGATAGCTAGGGTTAAGGCCAAACAGCACTCAAGGCAAAACAAGGCCCTCTTTCTATCAAGAGAAGACCTTGAGCAGGAGATAGCAATAAAATGCATCGCAGCACTCCCAAGCTTTGACGCATCAAAGTCATTCGGAGACAGGTATAAGCTATTCTTCTATAGGTGTGCAGACAATGTTGTAATAGACCTAAAACGAAGATACGTGTGTTATCACAAAGTTCCATGCAAGAAATGTCCAGAGTTCGACAAGCTGGAGAAGAGGCGTGGCTGCCACGACTGCAAGAAGTACACAAACAAGAATGACTGCAGCATGTGGAGAAAGTACGAAAAACTAAACCAGTCAAAATTCGCACTTGGAACCCTAATGGGAACAGTGGGCGGATCCTCCGACAAGACTGAAGACATGGGCGAGACAAGAACAAAAGACGAGCCCTGTTACACATCCCAAGAAATAAAGCAGCTAGACCTGGACGACTCAATAAGAGAGTCCGTTGGTGGCAAAGTTTTCTCAATATATGAGAAATTAGCTAGAAATAACTTCAATGTAAAGAAAATAACACAGTCAGAGCTAAGGACCTTAAAGTCCGCTATGGAGAGACTGTATGGAAAAGGTGGTACAAAATGAAAAAGGGAAGATTCTCAGAGGACGAGAAAACGTTCGTAAAGCAGAACTACCTCCTCATGAGCGATAAGCAGATGGCGGAAATCCTAGATAGGGATAGGTCTGCAATAGTAAACTTCAGAAGGAGAAACTCTCTAGAGAAGCAGGGCAGGGCAACAGTAGCAGAGAACCTAGATTCGGGGCAGATGAGGGAGGAGTTCATCCAAGCTCTACCTGAAGAGAGCAAGAAGATAGAACTGCTGGCTGGTATAAGGGCAACGTCTGCGCTGCAGAATGTAAAGTCCAGCCTCTCGAAAGAGGAAGTCCAGTTCTACGAGGATAGATACCTAGAGTTCATGCTAGACCCAACCATCGAGACGATGACTGCGACAGAGAAGGATGCTCTCCACAGAAAGACACTGGCAGAAATCAGAATGCACAGATTCATAGAGGACGAGAAGACGTTCCGAGACACGGGTCAGCCAAACAATAGGTCAAGAGAGATCGCAGAGTGCCAGGATGCAATTTGGAAGTGTGAAAAGTCGCTAAATGTAACAAGAGAGCAGAGACTGAAGGATGGACAAGACCAGTCCATAACTTTTACCAATATAATAAAGGAACTAAACAACCCAATCCTGAGGCAGAAGCTTGGCTATGAAGCAGCAATGCTAAAATGGATGCAAGAGGTCTCCTACAACGAGTCACTTGGAAATAAGATTGACGCTGGAAACGACGACACATTTGACCTGGGAAAGAACTTCCTAAATAGCGATGATGCTAAAAAGTTCAGCGATGACTTCCTAGGGGAAAAGACCGATGAAGCAAAAAAATAAGATCGTAAAAAAAACTGGAACAGCAAGACCACTTAAGCATCCTAAGCCNACCTTCATAATAGACAGTAGGGAGAAGGAGCCATTCAAGTTTAGAGCTAGCGCCAGCCTTGAGGGAACAGAAGTCGCCAAGCTTGACGCAGGAGATTACGCAATCAAAGGCTTCGAGGACCTTATCTGCNTTGAGAGAAAACAGTCCGTAACAGAGCTTGCAGGAAACCTCGGAAAACACAGGGCAAGATTCGAGAGAGAGCTTGAGAGAATGCAGTCAGTATCACTAAAATACGTGGTAGTAGAGGACCACTGGGGGACACTNCTAAACAACAAGACGATACGACATAGCAAGATGAGGCCAAAGGCCATATTCGAGTCTATAATTGCACTAGGAATAAGATACGGCGTGGGTTTCATTTTCGCAGGAAATAAGAAGCAGGCGCAGACCATAACAAGAAGCCTACTGATAAGGGCTTACCGTGACAGAATGGATGGACTGGTATGATTAATAATAGCAATAAGGTCTTTAACCCAGACTATCGATGGATGCCCAATCTTCCAGAAGACGCCATGCTTAAGAATCCAATCGTAGGGATTCCAGAGCACTTGAAGGAGGACAACGAGCTAACGGAGTTCTTCAAGCTGTCGTCACCTGGGTACTCCCCAGCATTCGGCATAAAGTACATCATGAATGTAAACCTCCTAGATCATCAGCTGTCAATGATGCTTGCAATGCTAAAGTTCAAGTTCCCCATGCTGCTACTGTCACGTGGAGCGGGTAAGACAATGATGCTTGCAATATATGCAGTTTATCACGCAGTGATGTTCCCAGGGACTAGGATCATTCTTGTGTCGGCATCTTTTCGACAGGCAAAGCTGATCTTCAATGAGATTAAAACCATATACGACAATGCCCCCATACTTAGACAGTTATCAAATCATGAGCCAAGAATAGGAAACGATAGCTGCAAATACCAAGTATGCAACTCCACTATAACCGCCCTACCATTGGGAAAAGGTGACAAGATTCGAGGAGAACGTGGACACGTAATTCTTGCTGACGAGTTCGACAGCATAGACCCAGAGATCTTTGACACGGTAATCAGGGGCTTCGGGGCCACACAGTCTGACCCTTGGCAGAAGAGCAAGGACACATTTGTAAACAAAGACGAGGGGGTGAAGTCAGGTAGCCCAGTAAGTGAGGGAAACAAGATAATCCTAGCAGGAACAGCTGGCTACACTAACGGAACATTCTACCGACACTACAAGCACTACAAGGCAATCATANCCAACAAACTGATAGGAAGCGCAGACAGCTTTCAAGACNTACTGGGCCAAGACGTTAAAAAGTACGACCTAGACTTCAGGGACTATTGCATCATTAGGTACAAGTGGACTGATCTCCCAAGAGGAATGATGGATGAAAAATTAATCCAGGGCGCAATGGCTACCATGCCAAGGCAGATCTTTGATATGGAATACAATGCAGAGTTCGGAGACGACTCTCTCGGCTTCTTCAAGGCGAAAGATATAAGAGAGGCAACGTCATCAGGAGACGGCGGCTTCGAGGTGAGGTCACAAGGAGTAATAGGCAGAAGATATGTGATGGGCGTTGACCCAGCCAGAACTACAGATAGGTTCTCAATAAGCATAGTGGAGAGCGGAAATCCCTCAAAGATAGTTTACCATTGGACATGTCAGGGAGAAAAGTTCTCACATTCAGCAGCAAAAATAAGACAGCTGATGAGAGACTTTAACATTGTAGGAATAAACATGGATGCAGGCGGAGGCGGCTATGCCGTGGAAGAGCTGCTAAATGTTACAAAGACGCCCGAAGGTAGCGAGATAAGGAAAGAAGACGAGAAAATTATACTAAGGATCGATCAAGACAGGGTTCATGGTCTAGACGAAGACCAGTGCATCAGAATACTGAATCTACAAAACTTTACAAGCAATTGGATAGAGGAGGCCAACACCTCTCTGCAGAAGAACATAGAAGACAGAAGTCTCATGTTTCCAAAGACCTACGTAGACTCCGGAGCAGCAAGCCTAGAAGATGTTGTATTTGAAGTGTCAGAAATGAAGAAAGAACTGCTATCTATTGGTATAACATATACTAAGTCGGGAAAGAAGAGTTTCGACCTAAAGCCAGGAGACTCCAGAAAAGACGACAATGTTAAGCACAAGGACAGGTACTCGTCCCTACTTCTGTCAAATCACATGGCCAGCAACCTAGAGGATATGCTGCTGTATGGCCCAGCCAGGGCAGCAAAGGCATATAACGATGACGACACCCTGGGAGGATGGACCGAGGAATTCGGAAACTAGAGTGCAGTCTGGTACGTATAATATAATCTGACATATAAGGCATGTAAGGAAATACAATGGGCATTGAGGATAAAAACGATAGCACTAGACAAGATAAGGTCCACAAGAGGGCTAAAGCTTGGGATGGATTCTTGGGCAGCGAAGCCGAGTTCGTCTCTGGCAATGGATCACCTTCAGTGGCCGGGTCATCAAATGTAAGGTTTGATGGGGCCTCAGAAAGATCTAGTGGTCCAGGAGACAGCCAGACCAAGGACAGAATCGCAGCATGCCGAGAAGCCTACGAGAACGTTGGCATAATTGGCAATATCGTAGACCTAATGGTTGATTTCGCCATAGAGGGCATAGACATCTACCACAAATCAGGGGCTGTCCAGAAGTTCTTCAGACAGTGGTCCAACAAGGTTAACCTAACACAGCTATCAGAGCAGATCCTAAAGTCAATCTATAGAGACGGAAACGTCCCCATACTATCTTACTGGGGAGAGATATCCGAAAAGGAAATCAAATCATTCAAGAGGTCCGTAGGTAAAACAACATCAAACCTATTCGTTGACAACAGAGAAGATGAGTCAAAGATTATTCCATACAGGTATCAAGTCCTTGACGTTCTAAACGTATCAAGAAACGGAAGCGAAATGCTGGGGACAGCAGGATGGGAGTTTCA